ACTACTTGTATCAACTTTTATTTGGTGAGTTATGTGTCCATCCAAATATTCTTTCCATCTATGAAATGCTTGCCACAAATTGTCTGATGTATTGTTGTCATCGTATATGCTTATATTCCATACACTATAAGATCTATCTCCAGCAAAAGATAAAGTTCTTCCTCTGTATCCAACATAAATTGTACCAACATCGGCTCTTGGCAAAGAAGAAGCGTAAAATTTAACTTTTTCTTCGACACTATTACCAATTCCAGCGGGAAAAGCAGAAGTAATTTCAAATCTGTTGGCTCTAGTACCACCGTTGAAAGCTGCTTTAAATGATGAAATTGAATTGTTTGAATTTGCCATTTTAACTTGATAGAGTAGAAACTGTTATTACAAATTCTTCAGAGGCTATCAAAGGTTTTACGATAATTTCTATATTAATTTCTGAGGAATTATCTTGGTTATTTGAGGCATCACATGTTATTTGTGTAAAACTTGTGTCCAAAAATTGATTCAAAGATTGAATATAGAAAGAAACGTCTTTGCTGATGTTGCTTCTTGTTGAAGCGACATTGCTTTGGAAAACATATCTTAACATTATTTCTCTTACGTTTGTTTCTATATCTTGTCTTAACTTGGAAGTACCGATTCTTTCATTTGATGTGTAAGAAGAATTTGAACCCGCTGTGGCTCCTACCAAATCCAACCCAAGAAAATAAGAACCATTTGATTTTATATAAAAGTTAACTCTATTTTTTTTGAAAATATTTTTTTCTGTTGTGTTTGTCCAATCAATTGGTCTTTTCACAATCCCATTCAATACGGTCGAATTATTCAATCCCGCTATTGAAAAATAAATATTTCTGCTTTCTTTAGAATTTGTAAAAGCTCCAACAACATCAGAAATCATATTTGTTGTTGTTGTGATTGTTGTGTTTGTTTGTAGCGATGAAGTTGGAATTTTGAATTTGTAATTTTGTCCACTCACGGAAACAATTCGGTCCGATACAGTTGCACCGCTTACCAGAGCGGCTGATGAGAATAGAGAATCAAAATTCAAAGCAGTATACCCAGCTCCATCACCCACAGATGGGAAAATTCCAATTATTTGATTGGCATTTTCAAGATATCGTGCTTCTGCTGTTACTCCCTTACACATCATCACATCAATAAAATTGGAACTGTCGGTTTGGTAATCAGAAAAACCTAAAGTAGACCCAGCCAAAATTAAAGTACCGCCATAAGCCATAGCGTAAATTGCAGATAAAACATCATTACCGTTTGTTTTTCCAGTAATTTCACTCCCGTCAGAAGAGAAGAAACCAAAAGTTCCACCCTGTGGGATAGAATTTGTTAAAATGCAGGCAGTAACTCCCCCCAAATTATTAACATCGTTTATCAAATCATATGGGTTTGTATAAACGATGTAGGTTGAAGTTGTTGCACCTTTGGCTGGATTGGCCAAAGCTGTTCTTGAATATATCAACCAACCAAAAAGACCACCTGGATCTGTGCTAGCAGCACCAGAAACACCACCAAAGGTTGGTGGTGTATAAGTAGAACCAGCCAAAAAAGCAATGTAAAGAGGATTTACTACGGTTTGACTGTTATAATAAGTTGGTGATATAAAAGAATTTAGCGTTGGATTTGCCATTTTTTTACCTTAAAATTATTTATAATTTTTAAGCAGGATACCAAATAGCACCATTTGCCTTAAATTCTCCTTCATCACCGTCATCTGGACCAAGCATGAAAAGAATATTGTCATCTTCTGGTTTCTTGGCTTCTTCGTAATTCATTTTCGCACTTTCAATCAAATCCGCAAAATAATCTTGCCTACAAAGCCAAGAAAAGAATACTAAAGTCATTACAAGATCATCGTGATGGCCATCATCTGCCTTGAAAGTGTTTGATTTTGATACGAAAGTCATCAGTTCGTTTACAATTCTTTCGTCATTCAATAAAATTTTATCTTCTTCAACCAATCTTTTAAATATTGCACAACCCAATTTTTTAGTTTGAGCTGTGGTTCGCAAACCCATTTCACTTTTTCCTTGAGCAAACCCCTGAGAAAGAACCTGGCCCTTTCTTCCCATGATTCTTGTCATCAATAGATTTTCATAATCTAAATCGTTATAAAGAATATTTGAAATTTGACCACCAATGTCGTTGGTTTCCACTAAAACATAAGCGTTGTTGTATTTTTCACCAACTTTTTTGATTATATTTGGAAAATTGAAAGGACTTACTGTATTATTTCTATAGGTGGCCACAACTCGATATGGGCTTTCATTGCCACTTACAACGGTAAAAGCAGAATAATCAGAACCCTGACCTCTGGATACATCTGCCATTAAAAAGTAAATATTGTCTTTATTTGGTTCTTCAAAAATTCTAAGACCTTCAGAATCTTCCGATAAAAATTCTTCAGGAGCCAAAACATTCAATTTTGTAGAAGATATTAGAGTGTTAGAAGATCCCAAAAAGCTGCAACCATATTCTTGTTGAAACTGTTCTTCACTGGTATTGGCTATTTGTTCTGCTGCCCAAGCATCATCTCTTCTGGGTCCACCGGGTGTAATTGGAACTTCTCTCCAATTAACTTCCACTGGTATAAATTTATTTTTTAGTTTATGTCCTTCTGGGCGGTTTGAATCTACCCAAAGCTTGTGGAAGTGATTCATTCCATTGGGCGTAGAAACGATTATAAGCTTGGTTGTAGTACCGGCTGATATAGTGGGATATGTGGAAGAATAGAACTCCTCGGCAACGTGAGAGGGCAAGAAGGCGTATTCATCAAGAAGTAGCAAATTAAATGATCCACCACGGATTGCACTGGAAGAAGTTGCATCACATATAACTCTTGAACCGTTTTCCAGTTTAAATGAAGTTTTATTCCATTCAACTACACCTTGTTGCAAAAAATGTGGTAAATTTTCATATGCAAGTTGTAATTTTGCAAATAATTCATCTTTTGCTGTTTTGAGTTTGTTCGCAAGAATAGCACAGCTCACGGATTGATTAAATGTAACGTAATGAGTAATATACCCAATTACTGATGTAGATTTACCAGATTGACGGGGCCATTTAGAAATTACAAAACGATTATTGTGAATTGCATTTACAAATTTTTGTTGATAATCATATAATTCAAAGGGCATGACTCCTTTATCCAAAGTTTTTACTTTTACGTACTTGCTACAAAAATAAACTGGGTCTTTTGCACACTTTACGTATTCTCTTAATTGTTCTTCTGTATATTGAAGTTCAACCCCAGGAGGTTTTAATTTTGGATTGTTTCTGTAGCCGCTATTATTCTTTTCGCTCATTATTAACAACCTCAGCATCTACAACATCTTTTTCGGTGCTTCGTTCTTTATTTAAAAGGTTTTGTAAATCTTTAGTAGAACCAACAAATACCGAATTATTTGTTTGTTTTACTTCTACCTTACTCCCAGTAACATCTTTGGCTTTCTTGTGAACATCTAAAACATTGTTATTAAGATCCGCCATTGTTTTTAACAAAATTGCAACAACTTCAAATGCTCTGGGACTGTCTGATTCTGTTGCTACTTTTAATGCGCTTTCAAGAGCAACGTTTCCATTGTTCACCAGATCTTTTAAATTTTGCTGAACATATTGATAATCTTTTTGAAAACTTGCAGAATCAAATGTACCGCCAGCAACCGGTTTGCTGTTTTCAATTTGATTTGGTACATTGAAAAAGTTAGCTAAATTTTTATTAATGTTCATCAATCAAATTCCAAATTTGTAATATCTACCGTACTTATATTTGTGTAGCTTCTTTCGGGGCCATATATGTACGATTTGGCAACAAAATTTATAGAAGATATGTTTATTCTTCTATTGCTAAAATCACCATCGAATCTTTCGCTTAAATTATTTCCAACCATAGTTATTGGTATTTTAACCTCTCCTTGCACATCATTCAAAGCGATTGTTATAACGTGATCTGGATTAAAATAAGGTATTATTTGTTCAAAAATTTGTAATGTGTCATCAATATGTCTGGTGTATATAAACAAAGAAAATTGAATGTTTACTGGAACTTGTTCCAATATTTCTTCACCAGTGGATTGACATTCTGAATTTTGAAATGCTGGAGCTCTCAAAGAAGACAATCTATTTCTTCTTCTACTATTGTCTGGAATTATACTAGTTATTATATAACTTAATTTTGGCAATTGCGTTTCAATTCTTGTTCCGTCTGTTATAGAAGAAGGCTCAAGTAAGCGTCGTATAAATTTTTCTTGTGGTGCATATGTTATAGGAACGCGAATTGGAATGGGTGAATTTACGTTGTCTGGGTTTGCATGTTCGACAACGATATTATTAAACAATGCTCCAAATCCCACTACCAATTTTCTTAAACTTTTGTTGTAGAAATATTGAAACATGATTATCCTATATTAGTTATCACAGGCAGCAAATGGATTGTTTGGATCGAAAGTATATCCAGCACTTTCGGTTCTTAGATTGTCGTTTATTCCAGCCGTAGTTCCCAATACGTTGTTCAAAGGTATTACTGTGGAACCAGACAATCCTCTTGTAGTTGAGTAAACAGAATTTATTGCACTGTTTTGAGTGTTTATCTTTTCGTAGCTGTAAGTGAATAGTTCTGCAGTTATTGCATATGAATAAAGTTTTCCGAGAGGATAAAAAGGATTTTCGTGTTCGACAAAATTTATTTCAAACAAGGCTTTTGCCAAAGGAAAATAAATTAGGTCACCTTCTCTTGGTCTTGTTATTGAAGGTCTTTTATTTGTAACTTCTTCTTTAAATCTCTTTCTTGAGAGAATCAGCATTACCTTATCTTTTATTTCAAGACCAAATTGGGTCACAATGTCGGTTCCATCAAAACCTTTATATGACTGTAAATACATTTCAACTGTGTAAGAATTTGTAAATGAAGACCCAGGATCTTCACCGAATACTTTGTCTATAGAAAAATATTCTCTTGGAACATAAACACAATCCAAACCCATGGTTTGGATTATTTCAATTGTTATTCCCTCAACGAGATTCTGTTCGCCTTGGTAATTTGAAAAATAAGGATTGGTTGCCATTTTATCCTATTAGTGGGTCTGGTGGTAGTTCTTGTGTCTTGAGCAATGATTGTTCTATTTGATTTAATTCGCCCAAAGCTTCGTTCATCATTGCTGCAGCATTCAACTGGGCACCACCTGGAAGAGGAACCCCGGCAAATTTCATCAAATTCTGTGCCCATTGTTTTTTCAAAAGTGCCGTGTAATATTTCTTGAATACACGATCATTCCAAACTTTTGAATATTGGTTTGGATCTATTTGTACGTATGCCTCAACCAAAAGGTAGCTATTTGGCGTTATATTTTGAACATCCTGATCCAAGAAAAGTCTATCGGTAGTTCTAGTGTAAGTAAAAGATGCGGGATAATTAAATACGTCATTGACCAATTTGAGATAACTCATGGATTCCATGTAACTTGCCATTGGTCCGGTTTGCATTCCTCCTTGATTGAAATACAAACCAAAAAAATCAAATAAAGTCAACTGATAACGCAAATCAAACATATAATCACCAGAAACATCAGAAGATCTATAAACTTTTGATATAGTACGGATATCACCAGCAGCAGGCCAAGCACTGGTAATTCCTGTAGTTGGATCATATTTGTCTTGGGCACCGACTGCATTTCCAAATGTAGTGGTATCAAAATATTTACGGTCAACATCTTGTTGAGTTATTTGGTACAAATATAAAGCTCTTTGATTAAAATCAAAGTGTCTTTCATACATATATTCCAAGGATTCATCTAAGCGGTCCTCAGCTTGTTGTACGTCTACGTTTATTTGGACTACGGGAGCTCCGAGGGATCGAAAGCAGTAATCAATGAAATCTTGCCTGGTGGTTATCGCCATAAAAATATTTATGAAATTGATAAATAATTGAAAGGAGCTTATAATATGAAAAATAGAAACTCTTTAGAAGAAACTATAAAAGAATTAAGAAAAAAATATAAAAACATACCTTCTCCTTTATCCGAAAATTATGATAAAATGAATCAAAATGTTAATTTTGTACCCCAACAAAAAACCGCAGATTCTTTTAGGGGTAATTTATTGGCCGATTTTAAGCCACCAGATCGTGGGTTTTAACAATGGAAACAGATATAGGATTAAAAAGATCTTTAATTAACATAAAAAATACAGAAGAAAAAACAGAAGATCTCATAAAAAAATTGATTAGTTTTATAAAAAAAGAAAAACAAAAACCTTTTCAAGAAGTTTACTGCCAATCCCACGTAAAAAACATACCGTGGTTACTAGAAACTTTAAAGAAAAATGAAATAAAATATAAAGAACTTTCTATAAAACATGAATTGCTGAATATTCTACTATAATGGAAAACGATAATTTTGATCAAAAAATTTTAAGTGATTTTCTTGATCAAGATTTAAATGCTCTTTCTTATCAAAAAGATCTATCTGAGACTGATTATAATTCATCAAAATATAGAATTGAAAAATACAAAAATTTACCATACAACGATGAAAAATTTCAAAGTTTTTTAACTCAAATTTATGGTTCTGTGGATAACTTTTTTGATTTTAACCAAGAATTGACAAGGGATAAACTTTATAATCCAGAAAGTGATTACATTGCCGAAGTTACTGTAATTACCTCGGAAGAATACTACAAAACAAATTTTATATCCAGCATTGAAACATTTTTTGAAATAGTCGGTGGAATATGTACAATAGAATATTTTAAAGTTGATGGAAGAGCTGCTAAGATAATAGTAACTTTGCAAGAAAA